TCTTTACAACTTCCGGCTTTGGTTTAACCTCAACCGGCGCTTTCTCAGCCTTTTCTTCTTTAGGGGCAATCGCAAAACCCCCTACGTTATCAATAGGAGTATCAGACACACCGGTTATGGTGTCTATGTCTGACTTCTCTGTCTTAATTAGTTCGTCTACTACTTTCAGTTCGTCTTCTTCAATGAAGCGAACCGCTTTAAACGTCAACGACGGGTACTCTACTTCCGGGTTAAACCCTAACTGAGTCACCACGTACTTCGGGTCTACGCCTCTCTTGGATAACTGAGCACCGTAGTTACCTAATGTCTTAAGCGCAGTCGCTGTCACTTTAAGTAACATCGGGGAATCCATTCCGTCGGTAGTGGTTACACACAGTCTCATTGAGTCTGAGCATGCTTTACTTTTGCCACCTCTGTCAGTTATACGCGACCCCCATTGGTTATGAGGACAGATAGAACACTTCTTAGATTGAGGTGCATCCGCATGTTCTGATGGAGTACTTCCGTTGTTTGAGTAGCATGATGGTTTACTGAAACCGCCGTCTTCAAACCCTTCGGCGTAGTAGACCTTAGATTTGTTTGGATTAGTACTCAATATTACTACGTCTAGCGTTGTTTCGCTTACTAGGTTTCTGTAGTTACCTTGCTCTATATTAAACACACCGCCTTTAGTAGACAACGTCTTAGTTCCACCGTCGCCACCTGCCGCTGCGAACGAGTTACTACCGCTAAACATACCTTTAAGGTGCGCAGGTATTTTACTTAGTGTGGCGGTACTCATTTTCGTCTAAAGTTTATGACTTGGGTTTCACTCCAATTCACACCCGGTGGTAGGTCTGCGTTCTCTTCTTTGTACTGTAGTACCGCAGTCTTATTAACGCGTCGCTCTAGCATTTCCCAAGCATCATCTTTTTGGATGTGCTCAAGTAGTGCGTCCCAATCACCAACTGTTGCCGATGCTCTCGTGGAACGGTACGCTGTACCAACGCCATTAGAAGACACGTTGTCTATACCACGTTCGTTGAAACGCTTTAAGAACTCTATCTCAATATTACTTTGTTTGTCTTTATCGCCTGCGTCGTCTGCGTTGTAGTCCGCTTTTCTACGGGCTCTACGGTCACGCAACGCGATGAACATTTTCAATAATGAAACGTCATCTAGTTCACTTGCTTTCGCCATTACTACTCTCCTTTTTATTTACTAACCAAAAATTGATGTCTTCTTCGTCCCAACGGAGTACTTTAGGTGATACTCGTATCGGTTGGGGAAAGCTGACTTCTCGTCTGCGTAATGAGGGTAACGCCCCTTTACTAATACCTAATTTTTCCGAAACTTCTTCGGGTGTAAGTAAGTTCATCTGAGTTTAAATCCTATCATATAAGTGCAAGAACGTACATGTTATATTAAACAATTTAGTACGTCAAGCGATATGTTCGCCTCTGTGTGCTTTTATTTCATCGAGTAAAGCACCCTGCATTTTCTGCTTGTTTTTAAGCCTTTTGTACATGCGTTTCTCGACTTTTGTACCCTCAAGCATGATGATAAAATTGTTCATTTTTTGCCCCGGTCTGTTGATACGACCGTTCGCTTGCTCAAAGGTTTCGTTGGATGTAACACACGAGTACCAAATAATTGTACTCGCAGCCGTTAACGTCAGTCCATGAGACATAGCCGCTGGTTGAGCCACGATAACTTTTAGGTCTTTCCCTTTTTGGAAATCCCCGAATATTCGATCGCGGTCATTCTTTTTAACCCCGCCATAAATAACTTCTACTGTGAAGTGCTTACTCAGTTCTTTTGCTACCATCTTAACTGAGGAAACATACGGTACGAACACAATGACTTTACCTTCCGCCGCAGTAATGATGTCCTTGGTTTCTTTTATCCTTGGGTTAGATGGTATTGTTACTTCGGAACCGTCGTCAGCGTAAACAACACCACATGCAATCTGAATTAACTTAGCCATCTTGACTGCCTCATTAACCGCTGTGATAGCCCCACTGTCTGCTTGAGTCTGTAGACGGGTCATCATCTCATTGTAAGCTTTGTTCTGTTCCTTGGTTAAACTAACCTGCCTAGTTTCGTACAGTAGAGGTGGTAAATCCATACACTCGTCTCTAGTAAACCTAACTGACGGTTGCATAATATTTTTAACCACGTCTAACGCATCGGGTTTAGGTTGCCATATAAACTGAGTTATCTGACGCATCACTTGCATCTTGAACCTATTAAAGTAAGGGGGTACGTTATCGGGTACTAGAAGTCTACACTGTGCCCAAGCGTCAGTCGGGGAGTTAGGTGTAGGTGTACCGGTCATACCCCAACAAGACCTTTTGTCTTTGTGTCTGTTGATTACGGTATTTAGTATTTTCCACTTATCAGTTCCCGCATTACGAGCGCACTGAGCAATTTCGTCGACTACGACTATGTCGATGTCTTGTCTGGTGCGTAGGTCTTCTTCAATTATAGCAACGCCATCATGGTTGATAATGTACACGTCTACATCTTGAGCGAGTAACTTCTTACGTTTAGTCCGTGTCCCATGCACTACTGTGAACGTTAGATGTGGGAAGTGGTTGAATATCTCGTCCGCCCAAGTTCTTTCCAACGTGGACAACGGTGCTATTACTAGCATCTTGTTTAGTTTCCCTACGCTTTTAAGATAGTCGTACGCCCATAGCGACGCTAACGACTTACCGGTACCTAACTCACTTAAATTGAACGCTCTCTTATACATCGTCAAGAAAGCGGCGGCTTCTAGTTGAGCCATAAACGGCTTGAACCTACCCGGCCAATCATAGTGGTGTCTTATCGGTGCAGGTGCATCGAAACCTAAGTTTCGTAGTACCTTGGTTTCTTCTATCCTATGAGGCACTGCTACTAGAGTTTTACCTTTTACTTTTATCGTCTTAGCTGACGTTATAACATTTAGTATCTTTTCGGGTTCTTTGACCTTAAGTACTAATACCTTCTTCTTTTTCCAAACTAACATTTTCCAACCCCTCAATTAACTTATCCAAATAGTGTTGTGCCTTATGTAGGTCTACAATACCGTTCTTTTCTTTGTACCGGCACACGTACTTAATGACGTTGCCTTCTAAGTAATTAAGGTTATTTGAGACTATGAAGTCCCAAGGCTGAATCTCAGTCTGGTAGTGTTTACCGCTGACCTGCCTATCGTTTGCTGACATTTATTTTCTCCCTTTTTTATACATCTCCGGGTTTTTCTTTCTCCACCCTCTATTTGTTTTCTGACTAACCACTCGTGTGTTTGCGTCTGTTGCGCTACCACCCTTCGCAAGTGGCTTCTTGTGGTCAACGTCTTTACCGTCTCCCTTCTTAACTGTACCTTTCGCTAACGCGTGGCGTCTTGCTTTGTTATTTGCCACTCGTTTCTTTTGAACACTAGGCTTTTTGTTGTACGCGGCCTTAGTACTCAGTGCCTTCTTCGATGTTTTTGCCATCTATTACCTCCTTAACTTGTTCGACGTCATCAACAACAATAGCAATACCTTCTGCCTTATTAATTCCGGCAATCTCTCTATCTTGGTTAGCTGTTGTGTTGTTCCTTTTGCCCGGTGACTTAACTTCAAAAGCCAAGAAATGACCTTTGTAACATACGAGTATGTCCGGACAACCTACTCGACCCATACCATTAGATACCGGCATGTAGTACCATGCTCCGGTAGTAACTAAGTATTCTTTAATCTTCTTTTTAACTCTACCTTCCGGTGTCATACCCATAACTTATACCCCGCAAAATTCACATAGTTTACTTCCTACGGGACACCAATTTCTGCATAACCCCGATGGTCTAGCCTGCCATTTATCTTCTTTGAAAGCCCTACCTAAACGCTCGGTTCTCGGTAAGAACTCAGACCATATCTCTGTGATGTCGTCTCTCGTGTATACCTCTTTGTCGAACTTACCTACTTTAAGCCAAATGAAACCGCAGACTATTTTATCTACCCAAGGGTAGTGGATGAACGCTAACGCCGCAAACAGTTTTAGTTGGTCTGAGTCGGGTTTGTGTTTACCCGTTTTCCAATCTAGTAGGTACGCTGTCTTAGAACCAACCACACCGATGTCGACGATACCTCTACACCATACGTCCTTCGCCATCCACTTGGTAGGTTTGAAGTTGGAGTTAATAGCCATCCTCTGCTCTACTATTCGCTTACCTTCATACGTGAATATCTTATCCACGTACTTGGCGTACTTCTGTAATTCTTTAGGTAACTTTTCCTTTTTGTTGGCGTAGTCCTCTAGGTGTTGGTGAACCTTGTTACCCCAAATAGACGCTTCGTGTTGTTTCTCGTGTGCTTCTTTAGTTACTCTAGTTAGTTGATATCTACGTGGGCACGTCTCGAACGCTGTTAGCGCTGAGTAACTCCACGGTTTAGTTAAAATCGATTTCATGTAATTCCTCACCTTTCTCTTTACGATTCCTAATACATTTATTCATGTAATGGTTGTAAGCGTCGTCGTACGTTATGCCTGCGCCGCTTGATTCGACGATGTCAGCATATTCCTCTGCTTCTGCTTCACACTTTTCTAAGTAGTCTATTGCCATACTTCTCCTTCGTTTAGTTTAAAGACTTCCCCTAGCCTCTAAAAGAGTGTACCTTG